ATATACAATGCACGACGATATTATTTCTATTATATACATGCTATTAGATTTGTATACAAAAAAACTACCTTGGGATAAAGATCCTACTTATGAAATCAAAAAAAATACAGACTATTTTGAATTTTATAAGAAAAAGGATTATTTTGTTACGGTATTATTGACAATGTATACAAAAGTTGGAGATACCAATTTCTATAAAAATGCAATTTATGAATTAAGTCGCATTATAGATTACTGTAAAGCGCAGAGTAAATGAAAAATTTTTGCTATTTAGATCCATAATCCTTCCATGCTCATCTAATAGTTTAATATCTACCTTTGATATGTTAACTGGACCATAATAGATTCTTGGTTCAGTATATAAACTATAATCTGAAACAGTCTGAATACTAAATGGGGGTTCAATAATTGCTATTTTTGCAAATATTAAATTTGGTATGGTGTTTTTAGCATTAGCTATCTTAAAATCTGAATTTACATTCAAACGATGTTCATCTATTGTGAGGAAAAGGTATCTTGGTCCATGCACATCTAAAACAGATTCACTTACGATACTACTATTAGTGTTATATAGGCCATTTCGGAAACCCATTGCCCACCCTATACGTTGTATTAATGGAATAGGTGAAATAAAAGAATAATAATCTATTACGGTTGTATCAGGATATTGAATTGTATTAGGTATTGTGCTTGTGCTAATTAATATTGTACTAGTCTGATTTGGAATTGTGGGGGCATTAAAATTAATTTCTATAGTATTTATAGCAGTGTCTACAAAACTGAACGTAACTAAGCCATTCCCTTCAATCTTACCATACGCATTTGTTAAACCAACTCCAGCTGTTATATTTTGTAAAATAGCATAATTATGAATTTCACTATTTATAGTATTTATAAATCCAGCATAAGAATAATTACCCTGAGGTAAAACAATGTATAAATAAATAACAGATGTATTTATCATGACTATTTTCATCCACATATAATTATTAACATGTGCATTATTAAATACATAATATGTAGTAGGAAGTTCCATAGAACATAGCATAATTTCAGTAACTTGCCTTTGCTCTTCAGGTATAGTAACACTGAAATTTGTAGAAGTTGATAAATCATAATTATCTCTATAACGACTATCCATACTATACATCTTGTTTACTGTCTTGCGGTTCAATACATTGCCGAAATCAAAATGTGAATCTCCTCCGTGAGCATAGTCTTTTTTGTAAGTTATTACCACATTATCTTTTTTTGGATCTTGCATGGAAGAATACAATAATAATGATTCTACGTCTTCAAAAAATTTTACGATACTTGGTTTATTCAACTTTTTAAAATTTGAAATATATATATCTGAATTTTTTTTGATCTTACTAACAAGTTCTTCGTAAGTGCTTTCAACATTAATCTTTATATCAAGTAAAGAAAATAGCTCATCAATTGTATAATCAGATATATTAGTATTTACATCCATTGTATCATTTATATTTATTATTTTAAGTTAATTCATTACATATTTATAAATAATATAGAAAACACACATATAAATACATACATCTGTATAATTAAACTCGGTATCCTTTTTTTCTAATTTATCTAACCTAAGATGTATTAGACCAATTTGATAATTAATATCATCCATTCAAATATAATACGAATAATATTTAAACATTAATAATAATTATTATAATGGATTTAAAATCTGCGATTTATGATAAAATTGAGAAATTCATAAATTCATCGTCACAAGAAGCTATACAGGATTTATATTATAAAATTAATGACATGATGCAGGAGAGAGATGATGAAAAAGTATATCAAGAAGTCATTAATTTTTTCTTTTCCAATAATTCATATTATTACAATCCAACCACTAATATGTACGTTGAATATATTGAACAATTCAAATTTATTTCAGAAAATGAAATGATACATGTAGTTTTACAATTTTTAACAAAATATCATGAAAATGCAATTGATTTTTCATTAAAACAACGTATTAAAAATAAAATTATTAAAAAAATAAAAGAAAAACACATTTATCAAAATATTCCAGAATCAAAAACACTTCAAGATATTCTTAATTTTTTACACCCAAATTTTTTTACACACAAAAATTATGCAAAATATTTTATGATTACGCTCGGTGATATTATTATGAAAAAGACAGACTTACTCTATTTTTTACCCATACATATAAAACCATTTTTAAAAAATATCAATCGAGCATTATCTTTCTATTTTCATAATATGACTATATTTAATAATTACAAGTTTCAATATTATGATCATGAGCCTAGCAAATCGCGAGTAATTTCATTTAATAAAATGAATTTAGAACATATCACTATTCCAGAAACATTTTATATAAATTTGATATTTGTTTCACTACATTATTCTAATCGTCATGGTTCGGGTGATTTATTTTTAAATGAACCCAGTTCACATTCTATTTCACAGTTTGCGTACTGGATTAAAGATACTCCGAGAGAAGAAATAATAAATGACTTTATAAAATCATACATATGTATCAAAGAAGGACATAAAATACACGAAAAAGATATGTTATTTTTATGGAAAGAGTATCTTAAAAATATGAATAAAATAAATGTATTTCAAAGAAACAGCGATTTTTATACACTTATTTCAAAGAATATTTTATTGAATGATTCACATTATATAAATTGCACAAGTATGTTTTTGCCATACGTAGATAAGTTCAAAGATTTCTGGGGAAAATACATGTATAATGATGAGAGCGAATTTTACTTTGAAATAAGTGAAATATTGAAATTATTTATTGAAATGTACAAAGATATTCATATTGAAGAACAAGACTTGATTGAATTAATTCAATATTATTATCCTGAAAAAAATGTTGTAGATAATAAAATTAATAAAATTGGATGTACTTTATGGAATAACAAGAAAGAACTAGATATTTTTTTAACAAAAAATAAATTTAATATTGACAGCAACGAGTTATATTCTATCTATTGCAAAGAATTTACTAATAAAAAAATTGTCAGTAAATTATACTTCAATCAATATATATTAGACGCGTAGCAGAATAGTTAACATCGTCTCCAATATTATTTTTTTATACTCTTTACAGTTTTTATACTAAGTGTTGCAACTATAAATAATATAGTCAATAGTATAAATGATACTACGACCCTAAATACAGATATCAAACTTACGATACCCTCGTAATACAAGAAATATCTATACCAACTGTCTGTACATTTACAATCCTCTTTTATGTTAAAATACACATTCATTACATTATATGTCATGAAACCACTTATCACTAACATAACGAATACAGGAACCAGTAATACTATTTTTGGTACATTTTCCTTGAATTTGTCAGGTATTATATCTTTTGAGTTGATCTTTGTTTTAATAAATAAAAAAAGTGATAAAAATACAGTTAAAATAAATATTTCTAAAACTTGAAAAAACTTCATGAAATCAATATTTACCGCATATTTTCCATCTTTTTCAAAACAAGGACAATTATCAATTTCCACTAAATAATAGTAAGTATGTAAAAAAATGTACACACATATAAAATAAAAAATAACTACAAATATTGTAGAATTATCCATTTATATATAGTATTAGATTTTAATTAAACATGCTGTTTTTTTTACTTTTTCTTTTGAATATTCATTATTGTTTATATAGTCCCGTTCTGTTTTGAAATGTTGTACTTTAAAATTTTTACTTTTATAATAAGTACATCTTTTTTTGTATTGATTTTGAAATACAGTATGCGGATCTATTATATCTATAACTAATGGTGCTGTATGTTTACTTCTCAAAATTCTACCAACACTTTGACATACATCTGATTTAGGAGATGCCATAATCAATGTTGTTAATGTTTTTATATCTAACCCCTCCGACGCCATGCTATATGTTGCCAATATAATATCCTTTTTTTCAGTTTCTTTCAGTGCATCTTCTTTCATTCCTCCTACGTAATAACCCTTTGTCTGTGGAATATCTGACATATTCTCGTATAAATCTTCTATTAATTGTTTTGTATTTGACAATATCATTATTTGTTGGTTTGGATTTATTTTTAACTCATGTTTCATAATATTAATGATAAGCCTAATTCTGTCAGGGCAATTTAATTTATTGATCATCGTTGAATAAAGGGGTTGTCCTCTAAAATCCGTTTTTACGTCATCAAATAATGTTTCATGTTGAAAACATACTGATTTTACTAATACCTCGGTAGTTATATCGGTTTGTTCTTTGTGAATAATCGGTCCAATGTAATGTTCAAACACTCTGGACAACCCATCTTTTCTTTTCATGGTACCACTTAATCCTAAATTATAATTTGTTACGATTTCTCTCATTACTTCTGAAAATACTTCTGCACTTAAATGGTGGCATTCGTCAAATACGCATAATCCAAACTGATCCCATAATTCAGAAGAATATTTATTAGAATTAGTCAAACTTTGTAACATTCCTAATACAATATCTTTATCTTCTACGTCTATTATGTCGCCTTGTATTCGCCCAACCTTTGCATTCGGCAAGAAAGTTTCTATTCGCTCTATCCATTGATTCATCAAGAATGTTTTGTGTACAATAACAAGAGTTTTACGTTTTAAACGACTAATTATATTTAGAGCCATTACTGTTTTACCTTTACCTGGCTCAACGTCCAATAATCCACCTCCACTATCTCCAACATAATCTATATACTTTTCTATAATTCTGTTTTGATAATCAAATAATTCACCTTTAAAATCAATATCTATTTCGTCCCCCTTAGACAATTTATTAACGAACGGGCCAATTTTATTTAAACCATAATACCGAGGTAAGTACATTTTTGTTTTTGATTCTCTGTATATAGGATACTCTATTACGGCAGCTGAATGAGGTGAATATGGTTTAACATTCATATCATTCCTAATTTGATTTAATTCTTTCAAAGAATAAGACTCTTTGAATATAGTATACCCTTTTTTTCCAAGGTAAGCCATTACACAGTATACGACAATATGTTTATATTGTTTGAAATCAATTTTTTATGTTTTATTATAATATATGGCTCGGTTAGTTAAATTCAATAAAAATAACTATATTAATTTAGAAAATGTAATTGGTTTGTTGTTAGCCATATTAATTGTATTTGATTTAAAATTAGAAGAACCATTGCATCGTGCGTTAAATACTACGGTTGGAATTGTATCTTCGGTTATAATTGTAATCATACTATTTGGATCTCTCAATCCAATTATTGGTATTTTATTTCTCATTTATTTGTATCAAAATTATTCAACCAAAAATTATCATGAAAAAAATAAGGATGAAATACTCAAAAAACTAAACCCACCCAATGTATTACAGGTTGAAGAAGCGGTGATTCTAGAAAGAGCACCCATTGTGAAACAAAATCAAAATAATAACGTGTCTTTTAAACCCGTGATGGCGTAGACATTGGAGTATCCGAATCATTTAAAAAAACTCCAGACCATATTTTGATTGCTTTGTAAAGTAAATAAATAGATAAAAAAGCTAAAATAATTAAAAAAAATGATGCTACTATAGTTTCATTTGTAGCACTAGTAGTTGTACCATATATATCATCTAATGTTGAAAACATGACGTTTTTATCCTTAGTTGTTATTTCAACAGGAGAGCAATCTATCATGATCTCGCTTGTAGAAGTTTCTTGTTGCACTTCTGGTGTGAACTGATTACGAAAAATACTAGAACTATTGTTTATTTTATTGTACGAACTAGTAATAAATTGTCTGAGAAAGGGTGCGTACAAATTTGATATGACCCCACTACTTTCTTTATGCAAAACAATAGTATTGTTAATAGACGGTGTATCAAATTTTGGATTTATAGAATATGTATAGTTTGTATTGTTTTCAATTAAATTATTTAGAGAAATTGGTTCATCCAAAATAGTTTTAGCCTTATTATCTTGTATCTGAGTACTAGCTATTTTTACAATTTGTTCAATGGCAATACTATTATTAGTTTTATTATTTGATCGTGCAACACCAAATGGAATGAATATGTATATATTTGTACCGGGAGATGTAAGTACATTACCGTGTAATACAATAGAATATGAATTTATATTATTAACAAATATATTTCGCGCTACACTTATTTGATTAATAGTGGATGATACCAAAACCTCATTTGTGACATTTGTATATTTTACATTTACTACATTCTGTGTAGAAGATGTTTTGATTGACGGATTTATTGCAATTGCGCTATTTATAAAAAGATTGCCTATTTCGGTGTTCTTACTAAATACTAATTGATTGATGTCGTTAAACTTGTAAGAAAATGTAAATTTTGTATCATTTTGTGGTAGTGCCATAATATATATGAATAATATTAAATTAAGTATTTGTATTAATATATATTATGCCATTAGAGGTTGAAATTTCAAATATTGGTGTTAGAGCTACTTTTTACCAAGGTTTAATAGATAAATACCCTGGAAGAACATTTATGTTAACAAATGATTCCAATTCAAGTTTATCATATATAGAAGAGGATTCTACTTTCAATGAAAAAGAATTGCAAAAATTGGATATTGGATTATTTGCATCTAATGGTACATCTCCTGGAGTTGATCCAAGTAAATTCCATATTACTTATGACACATCTATACATTATACTGAAAACGATGAACGAAATATATTGATACATTCGGAAGATCAACAAATTGAATTTTTAGATGGTGGTGTAATAAAAAAATTCCATAACAATGCTGTATATCCTGCATGTTCTATTTTCAAAGCATTGTCAACACATAAACCAGGCGATACTTTTGAAAATATTAAAGGAGTATATCATGTAAAGGGTATTGATTTTAGAATAGTTGACGAAAGAAATAAAGATAATATTATGAAAAATATGGTTGAATTAAATGTAAGGTGTTATACTGAGATTATAAAAGATTTTATATGTAAAAATGATGTAGACACTTTATATTTAACACAAATACCTGGTCCCGTAAAGGGAGATTTTTCTGCAAATTATTATAAAATAATATTTTATATTTTTTATAAAGAGTTAAAATCTCAATGTTCTAAAATTGATAAAAATAAAAAAATAATTTTTAAAATAGATGGGTTTTCACACGAGACAGATGATTATTATTATCATTTAATTACAATTCCACGTGATAATATTAAACCATATGACAAAAATATACCTTTAAGATTACAAGAATATAACTTTCGCCCTATAATAAAATACTACATAGAAGTATTATTATTGCCTATTAAATGTAGCCTAAACCCAAAAACACCACCCCCAAAAAAATCAAGAAAAAAAACTATATCAAATGGTTCAACCAATGGTTCAAATAATGGAAATGGTTCAAATAATGGAACTGGTTCAAATAATGGAACTGGTTCAAATAATGGAAATGGTTCAAATAATGTTTCAAATAATGGAACTGGTTCAAATAATGGAACTGGTTCAAATAATGGAAATGGTTC